GTTAACTCGTTCTTGTATCGCGCTAAGAGCATCATCACTCAAAGGCTCGTCAGGGTTTCCATCAGCTTTTCGCGCCCCAGCTGTGATATAAGTTACTTTTCTGCCTTCTTTGGCGTTAGCTTCTGAGCGATCAACATGCGCTGTAATAACACCAATCGAGCCAACCCCCGCTGTTCGGGTAAGTATGATTTCAGTAGTCGCGGATGCTAGAGCATACGCCGCTGAGAAAGCAGCCTCATTAACAACTGCTGTGATTCTCTTGTGACTACGTGCTGCGTAAATTCGATCTGCTAGATCAAATAAGCCTGATACCATGCCGCCCGGACTGTTCACATCAAGAACAATTTCAGCGATTTGATTGTCATTAAGAGCATCATCCAATTGCGCGTCGATTTGTTCATAGCTCGCTAAGCCTGAAAGTGCACTTAAACCAGTTGGTCGATGTGATAGCGTTCCAGATATTGGAATAATGGCAACCTTCCCACCTTGCTGAAGGCTTTGACCAGTAGGACCAGCACTCAGAGTTTTAGCGTCTAACTGCAACCCTTCACGATCAGCAACTACTGCCAGAATGGTCTCAAGCTTATCTTGAGTGATAGCTAACGGCTCATCGAAAATAAGCGCCTGAACTAATGAGAATTTCATTATTCTGATTCCTCTTCTATGGCTTGACCGACTACATCCATATTCATTGGCTTCATCAGGAAATCAGCTTGAGGGTGCCGGTTCATGTTTTCTTTGGCGCGAGCCTCATTTGGAGTCATGATCGATGACTCAATTGCCATCTTGTAGCCTTCCATGCGGGTCTTGTAGTCAGCGCGGATGATGTTATCCATCAAGAATTCAGCGTATAAACCCGAGGCTTTCTCATCTTCAAAAAGAAGCTTTTCGTAAAGTTCTTCTTCCCACATAACCGCATGAGGAAGAATGGCATTATTCGCGTGTTGGGTGCCTTGATGTTCAATATTTGAGAATGTGGCTTTATCCATAATGCCTGCTAGGTGTGGCGCAACACGAAAAAAGCCGCAGATTTGATAAGCCTGAAACGTCCTCGTTTCCAGATATTGCATGTCTTCATGGCTGATCTTGGTTTCGGCAAACTCCATGCCTTCTGCCAATACAGCTACACGGTGAGACTGCTGAACACCACGGTGCATTTCTTCCCAATCGCGTTTAATCTTGTCTTTGGCTTCTTTCTCTAGCTTCCCTGGGAACTTAAGATGTCCGCCTGGTCTAGCTCCATTACCAAATACAGCGGCGCCGTGTTTTTCAGCCGCAGAGGACAGCCCGATAGTTTCAGCCATTAACTTAATGACTGATTCACCTACTTTGCCGTTTTTAGATATTGAATTTCTTAAGTGGATTACGTCCTCTGCTGGGGCAATACCTTTGCCCTGCCCGAGGTCATAAAACATATCGCCATCATCTGACTCAAGCGGTATTACCTTGCTTGCAACCTGTGGAATCAGTTCAACCGGATTTCCAGCTCTGTCGCGAACAATTACAGCGTATGCGTTACCCTCAAGCAGTACTTGAGATTGCATGAACGCCTTAAAAATAAACGCGGTTTGAAAGCGGTTTGGCTTACGTCTTAGTAGTCGATACAAATCATGATCTGAAGCGCGCTCTCTACTGTCCTTGTTCTCACTTTTGTAAAGAATCAGAGGTAATTTTGCCAAGTCTTCTGAAATGATCTTTACGCAACTCAATACAGTTGAAACAGTAAGTGCTGTATCTGAGGTAACCACCAGGCCTGACAGTAGTTGAGCACCGCCGAAATGATCCATTAGAATCTTTTCTGATTCGGTTGGTTGAGGCACCGACTGTTTTAACGCTGAGAAAATACCCATCAGTCGCCACCCTTGCTATTCGTTCCAGCCATAACTGCATAGATGATTAATAAAGCACCACACCCAATAAAAGCCGCTGGCTGATACACACACCACAATCCATAGCCGAGCATAGATAGACCAGTCAGGCCGATTAGGTCGATAAAGTTAGATTTCATTAGATGCTGTACCCGGGATCGTTATAGTTAGAAGTTGAGTCTGGCGAATGGTGCGCTAAATGCGCTCGGCTGATACCCATAATGAGTGCGACAGCTCCATCAATCTTGCTATCGTTACCCTCCTTGATTGGTCTGACTACATCGTCATTACCGGGGAGGTATTTGCCTACTACATTGCTAATACACCAGGTCATGATGGGGTTACCGTCATGATGGAACCGCCCCGCATTTATTGCGGCTTCCAGTTCCTTCATTGGGTCACTCATCGTGGTGTAGTTTTGAGTCAAGGTGACAGGATTGAGCCCTTCATCTGCCAGATTGTGAGATAAGTTGGTCGCCCCATGCGGGTCAATACCTATCTCTTGGATAGGCGCGATTAATTGAGTCTCTTTGCAATCCTCCAGTATTTCTCGATAGTCAATTTCTGCGCCATGAGTCGGAACCAAGTGGCCGCTATTCACCCAACCCTGATAACGTTCAGCTGTACGACGATTGTCATTATCGAATACGGTATCTTCTGGCACCCAGAAAGACGGCGCTACGCTGTAATAGTGCAGCTTACCGGCTATTTCTCTGCAGAAGATACGAGCCCCTGAGTTCATATCCAGCTTACGAGCTAGGTCGAGGCCCATATAGCATTCTTCACCCTGAAACTGCTCTAGTGATAGATTCGGATCTCGGCATTTCTGCCAATTTTCCATATTGAAGAAAGCGCTTTTGCTGGATACCCAAACATTGAGATGCTTGGTTTTGAATGTATTAGCTAAACGTGGATTCTTTATTGCCCGTTGTTGCTGGCTAATCAGGTAGTCTTCATAGACCGAGATACCCATATTAGGGTTAGCTTTACGCAGGGCCGCGACACTGGTCCAGTCGTCGCCTTCATCTATCGTAAAAATCACACCAAACAGCTCTTCGTCTGGTGTAGTGCCTTCAAGCATATCGATTACGCGGCGGCGCTGTTCATAACACGGGCCAGCAATATCAAAGCCAGCGGTAGTGATTGCCCAGATTAGCGGCTGCTCTCGCGCCCCCATCCCTGTCATCATGGTGTCGTACAGAGCGTTATCGGTATGCTCGTGGTATTCGTCAACGATAGCGAAATGAGGAGAGCTACCGTCCCCAGGATTACCAATTAGGGGCTCAAACTTAGAATCATCCCCTGATCGATTTAAGTTTTTTGCGTTAACCTCAATCCCAAAGTGCACTAATAGGTCTGGGGTTTTTAAGCACATCAACCTAGCAGGTTTAAATACTTCCCATGCTTGTTTTTCGGTCGTCGCGCCGGAGTAGACTTCTGCGCCTGCCTCCTCATCAGCAGCAAACATATAGATGCCCGCTGTGGCACCTACTGCTGATTTCCCGTTTTTCCTAGGTATCTCTGAGTAGGCTTCACGAAACCGTCGAAGCCCGTCTTTTTTACGCTTCCATCCAAAAATATTGGCAAACTGAAACAGCTGCCAAGGTTCCATTTTTATTCTAAGACGCTGTCTGGCCCATTTCCCCTTTGTATGGGGCATCTTTTGGATGAATGAACAGACACGTTCGGCGGCATCCTTATCAAAGCGATAGGGATAGGCTTTTTTCTTTGAAGCTTCGAGGTTATCGAGGTGCCTCTGACACGCAAGAACAATATAACGACAGGTTGTTATTTTCCCAGCAACAACATCCCGCGCATATTTATTCGCTGCATTGACGTTGGGATAACTCGCCATGCCTTAGAATCCCTCGAATTCATTACCTCCTGAACCACCGCCTCCACCCAAGAGCCTGCCACGGGCGGCAGGATCCAGCCCGAGGGCTGCACCAAACATGGTCATTTGCCGTAGAGCTTCATTTTTAACTGTGGCGGCTGGGTTTTTGATATACCCACCATTCGCCCCCATGATCGTTAATCCGGTGCTCAGTGGTTTATCTGGATCTGGCTTGAGTAAAACTTCAGCTTCACGGAATGTTTCATATGCAGAACAGAACGCTTCTAAGTTATGCAGATCTGTTACCGCGAGTACTTTCTTTTTACACAGATGCGGGCAAACCGTTTCCCATATTCCGCGCCCTAAATCCCCCAACCACTCTGGTGGGTCAACATTTGTAATGAGGTCAAATTCAATTGCGTCTTTGTTGGTATGCCGACTACCTGAGAGCTTTTTTTGGTTGTTGGGTTTCGGCTTACGACCACGACCAGGCATCACCGATTTACCAGACATCCCGCCTCCGGTTTATTTTTTAATTTCGTACACATAAAAAAACGACCAAAGGTGCGGTGTCCGCTAGGCACAGGTTGTAGAGATTTGACCCGCCCCTCCCTATGGGTGTGTTCGCTGGCGGGCGCGTGCGCTCTCCTGCGCGGTTTTCGCGTCGTGGCAATCCTTGCATAACCATTGCAGGTTACTCAGTTCAGACGTGCCGCCTTCAGCTTCTGGAATGATGTGATCACACACCACGCCAAGGGTTACTTTGCCTTCATGTCGGCAGCGCTCACACAGGCCATCAGCATTGGCTTTAACCCGCTCTCGCATGCGTCGCCATGGTCTTCCACCTCGGCCACGTCCGGCACCATGCCATTTAGGCCTTACGGCTTTATCTGCATGAGCATCACAGTAACCATGCTTATGGGTTGTTATGCCTTTGCATCCTTGCTGGCGGCAGGCTTTGGGAGTTCTCGGGGGCATCGTTAGACCACCTAATGATGTTAGCCTTATCAGCGTTAGTACGAACCACAATGGCCTCGCACTCTGCCATGTACTCGGCATAGGTTGTTAAAGGTGGCGGTTGTTCAGTCTGCAACCACAGCAGTGGCACCGGCTCGCGTATCCGCTCGGTTTTGATCACGGTACGAGCGCACCCACTCAACAGCATCAGGCTCAATAGCAGTAGTGGAACAACCCGATAAGCCGCCCAGTTTCTTGCTGAGTTCATTCGATAACCTATTGATTAACTGGCTATGGTTACGGGAAGCCGTAAAGAGTTGCTGATCTCGCGCTTGCTGGGCTTGCAAGGCGTTGTATTGCAACGCTATCTGCTCGATACCCTGCTCTAATGACTGGTTATAAGCTTGCTGCTCACCATTCGCTTTAATCTGCGCGTATAGCAACCACCCAAGCAACAGGGCCAGCGCGGCCAAGGCAGCAACCAGCCGCATCATTTGCCCTTCTGGCGCTTGCGTTGAAAGTAGAAGTTCGTAGCGAACGTCAGAACACCGATACACACCCCCAAAAAGCCAGAGTAATTATTAATCCACTCCACACTGGTCATGATGCCTGCCCCATCCTTAGCGACTTGGGTTACAACGACACTACCTGATGCTACGTAGGTCGCTTTAGTGGCTTTGGCATACACCCAGCGTGGCAGCTGGTGGCACGCCTCTAACCGCTGGCCGCTGTTCAGTAACTTCAATAAAGTGGATGATCTCCAGTTGGCAGCACCCACGTTGTACGTGAATGAGACATAAGCGCGTACTCCTCATCGGATAAGCAATAATCCGTTGAGTAGTACACCACCTCAGCAAAGTACTCAGCTTCCTCGGCCAGCAGATCGTGGCACT